TGCCTGACGTTTGCGCCGAGTGCCGCGATGGCACTGGCGTTTCAAAGCATGCGCTGGGGCAAGCCGATCCGGCGGGCGATCAAGGGCCAGGTCTGATGGGGTCAAAGACGCAGCAAATGGCGAACACAAGGCGAAAGGAAGTTGTCCGATTCTGGCAAGTTGTTTTCGCTGAATGTTCTGACCGACTACTGGCGCGTATCAACAAGGAGCGTAACTGCATGGTGCAACTTAATCCCGTCGTTGATCCGGACTACACGCCGTCAGCGCTGCTGCGGTTACCGCGCGATGCGCGCGGCTACCCGGTGCCGTGGTTTGTCAAATGGTATGGCAGCCGACCGGATTTCCGGGTCGTGGGCGAGGGCAAATTCTCGCGCGCCGTGGCCGGGCAGCGGTGCTGGATCTGCGGCGAGCGGCTCGGGCGTTATCTCTGCTTCGTCGTCGGCCCGATGTGCGTCATCAACCGGGTCACCAGCGAGCCGCCGTCGCATCGCGAGTGTGCCGAATACGCGGCGCGGGTCTGCCCGTTTCTCGCCATCCCGCGGATGCACCGGCAGAACCACGATCTGCCGGACGACATCGTGCCGCCGGCCGGCGATCATAACCCGCGCAACCCTGGCGTGGTGGCGATCTACATCGCGAAAAAATTCGACGTCGTCAGCGCCGGCGAGGGACACCCAGGTCGGCTGATCCAAATGGGCGAGCCCACCGAGGTCACCTGGTGGCGCGAGGGGCGCCTGGCGGTCCACGCAGAGGTCAACACCGCGATGCTCCGCGGGCTGACAGCGCTGTATGAGCAGTGCCGCTCCCCCAAGGACCAGCAAGACCTCGGCGATGCCTATGCCCGTGCGGTGCGCCTGATGCCGGCCGAGGTTGCACCGTGACGCACGCGGCCTGCCAGCGGCGCGCCTGGAAGGACAAGAGCCCGAAACGTGCGCAGGATCCGCCGACCGCGTACGACCTGGGCTGGCATCACGCGGCGCTTGCCTGGGCCGCATTGGCCACGGGGGTCGGCGCGAAGCCCCATTGCCCCTACCGCGAGAGCGACAGCGCGAAGGCCGACTACGATCGAGGCTGGCGGGCCGCGATGGCGAAATTTTCGAGGGAGGATCGACGTGGCAGAGCGCATGATACTCAACCGCCTGAACCAAGGCCCGCGGCTGGCGCCGCGGGAGGGCTTCGACTGGATGGCGGTGAGCTGGGGCGGACCGGACGAGCCGATCACCCGGACATGCAGCTATTGCGAGGCAAACATCGATGAGGACGACGTGCCGATGATCATGTGGACGAACCAGGGTTTTTGCGCGCGGTTCTGCGTCGCGTGCCAGTCGCGCTGGTGGGGGCTCGTCTGATGGCGGATCGGGCCTATCTCGAGCAGCTCACGCGCAGGCTGGCCGACGAGGGCAGGCTGATCGAGGCGGGCTGGGTGCTGCTGCGCCTCGCGGTCATGCCGCACGATGCGCCGCCGGCGCAGATCGATGGCATGCGGCTCGCCTACATGGCCGGTGCCCAGCACCTGTTCGGCTCGATCCTGACGGCGCTGGATGCCGACGCCGAGCCGACCGAGGCGGATCTCCGCCGCATGGATGCGATCCACGCCGAGCTGGACGCCTTCGCCGAGGAGCTCAAGCGGAAATTGGCGGGCGTGCGGGCGGCTGACGGGCCGCATTCTAGTGACACAAAAACGCGACACTAGGATTGACGAGGCAACCAAAGTGATCGGGCTATATGCGCCATGTCAGACGCGCCCGCTCAATTTCCGCCCGACCCGATCACCTCGGTGTCCTCGATGCCGCTGCCGGCAGACCGCCTGCGCGCCTGGCGGCTCGGCCAGCGCGACCCGGCGCTGCTGCTGCCGCTGGGGCCGGGCCAGGATCAGGACGACCACGAGCAGGTTATCATCGACGTGCGGCCGCGCCTCGATGACAACCAGATCGCCGCGCTGCTCAATCAGGTGTTCCGCGAGGCCAAGGTCTACGACGACCGCTTGCAGATCGCGCGCGCCGCCGCGTTCCGCCTCTACAACGGCGAGCCGATGGGCGATGAGGAGCCCGGCCGTTCAGCCATCGTGCTCACCGAGGTGCGCGATTCGATCACCGCGGTGATGCCGACGATGATGCGGGTGTTCGCCGGCGCCGAGCACCCGGTCGAATTTTTGCCGCGCGCCGACGGTGACGACGAGCAGGCGCAGCAGGCGCAGGACTATGTGCAGCATGTGTGCTTTACGGAGAACGATGGCTGGCGCGCGCTGCATGACGCCATCACCGACGCATTCCAGCTCAAGGTCGGCTGGATAAAATGGTGGTGGGATTACTCCGTTCACGTCAAAGCCGAATCGTATTTCGGGCTGCTCGACAATCAGATCCAATCGCTGATCTCCGAGCCAGGTGTGCAGGCGATGCGTGTGGTGCGTCGCAAGGCCACGCCGTCGGAGCAATCCGGCATCATGTCGTCGCCCGAGTCCCAGGTGATCCAGTTGCGGCCGGGTCAGCCGCTGCTGGTCTACGACGCGCAGATCACCCGCAAGAGCCCGCGCAACCGGCCGCGGCTGATGGCGGTGCCGAGCGAGCAAGTGCTGATCGACAGCGATGCGAGCGGGCCGAATGATCCGTGCCTGCGATTCATCGGTCACTGGCGCATCGTCACCGTGTCGGATCTCATCGCGCTGGGCTTCCCGCGAGAGCTGGTCGAGAGCCGCGTCACGCAGCTTCAGCAGCAGACCAACCGCGTGACGCGCCGACGCGACCGCCTGGCGGCGATCGTGCCACGCGGTCAGTCGAACGACCCATCGATGCGGCGCGTGCGGTATCTGCATTGCTGGATGCGGTTTGATATCGACGGCGACGGCATCGCTGAGCTGCACGAGGTTCACGCGATCGGCGACTATGGATTTTTGGTGCTGGCGCACGCGCCGGCCTCGCGCGTGCAGCTCGCCAGGCTGTGCCCATTCATGGTGCCGCACCGGGCGATCGGCGAGAGTTTCGCGGACCGCGTCGGCGATATTCAGCGGGCGATGACGCGGGTGTTCCGCAGCATTCTCGACTCGCTGTCCGAAAGCATTCATCCACGCACCGTGATTCACGACGGCCAGGTGCCGGTCGACGACGTGCTGAACACCGAGATGGGCGCGGTGATCCGCGAGCGCACGCCCAACAGTGTGCGCGAGCTCACCAAGCCGTTTGTCGGGCCGGCGGCGCTGCCGCTGATGGAAGCACTCGGCACCATCAAGGAAGGCCGCACCGGCATCACCAAGGCCAGCCAGGGGCTCAATGCCGACGTCTTGCAGAGCACGACCGCGGTTGCCGTCTCGGCGTCGGTTGTCAGCGCGCAGGATCGGCTCGAGCTGATCGTGCGCACCGTCGCCGAGGGCATCAGGGATCTCTACGAGGGCATGCTGGCGCTGATGTGCGAGCATCAGGACCGAGCGCGCGCGGTGCTGCTGCGCGGCAAGTGGACGCCGGTGGATCCGCGCGCGTGGATGAGCGGTTTTAATATCATCGTGAAGGTTGGGGTCGGCCGCGGCACATTGAACGAGCGCATTCAAGTGCTGGGCGCCATCGCGCAGCAGCAGAAGGAAGCGATCCAAACGATGGGGCCGGCCAATCCGGTGTGCGGATTGGGCCAGTTGCGCAACACGATTTCCGACATGGCGAATGCGGCCGGCATCATGGATGTGGGCCGCTATTTCAACGCGCTGCCGACCAATTTCCAATACAACCCGCCGCCGCCGCCGCCGACAGCCGACATGATCATCGCGCAGGCCGAGGCCAGCAAAGTAACCGCCGAGGCGGGGGCGAAGACCGCGCAGGACATGACCGATCGCCTCGAGGCGCTGCTCACCGACGACCGCTTGCGCGACGAGGGCAAGATCAAGGCCGTGCTCGAGGGCATCGATTTGATGGGCAAATATGGCCGCCCGGTCGACCTGGTGTCGCTGGCGCGGATGCTCGACCGCAACCCTGCGTCGGCCGCCATGCGGCTTGCCCAACAAGCGGCCACGCCACCAGCGCCGGCGCCCCCCGCCGGCGCCGGCGGCGCTGCGCCGCCTGGGCAGCCAGCCGCAGGACCGCCGGGTGGTCCGACCGCCGGCGGTCCGCCGGCCGCCGGCTTGCCGCCCCCCAGTGGCCCGCCGGCGGCCGGACCGCCTGTCGCGCCTGGTGGTCTTGGCCAGCGACTGTTCCTGCCGC